TTCAAACTGGACACCAGAAGCCCGAAGTAAACCCTTAAAGACAGCCTCCACTATATCACCTAACAACATATTCATTAGGAAGTGAGGTGGAAATGGAGTCTTATCTTTAGGGTCATTCTTCTCAAACCAGAGTTGACACTTCGGACGACCTACGTTGGACATCCGAAGCTTAAACTCATCTCTTGGCTTCCCATTGAACTGCTTGTCTAACGCATTAGATACATCTGTTGCTACCTGATCCATAATATCTTTGGATACAGAAGCTTCTCCAGCCATAGCTTTAGCTAAAAAAGAATAGACAGATAGTTCAGCAGGGTGTTCCATTATACTGCTTCTCCTTTCACATCTAACCATCCCGGTTCTTTAGAATCAGCCATCTTTTCATTAACAAAATCAGCTATATCTTCATCTACTTTTTTATTGTTATGTTCAGCCCATTGATCGTAGACATAACTGTTAGCCCATTTAATCCAATCTAAAAACCCTCTAGTTAAATCACTATCAGAAGGTACAATGTCTTGTTTATTTTGAAGCGAGAACACCATAGAAGAGTATGCATTACCTGTAGGTAGAGTATGCTCCTCTGCTGACATTTTTAATTGATAGTTAAGAGGTAACGCATTTAGACCTTGTACTCTTTTAACCATTGCATCTAGTGCTTTTATGCTGTCTCTATTTTTTATATCCATGATCATAGCTATATCTTCATATGTAGAATCAATAGATTTGCCATCACTATCAACAGGAGTATTTAAAGAAACAGTTCCAAAGACAACCTTGGTTCGTTTTACTTGTCTCATTAACTCTTTTGTTTCTTGAGGAAGTGCATCCCAATCTTTTACAAAACCAGTTGGTCTTCCTAAATTAAAACCACCTTGGCTATCTTTAAGATCACCTTTTAGGTCTGTTGTTAGTTCGGTTTTCTGCATAGTACTGTTATCACTGTCCCATCTAGTCCATTGCTGATAGATAGCAAACACTCTTACATGAGGATTAGCATCATAAATTATGTTACCATCGTCTAATACTAATTTGTATGACCCAGCTTGTACAACTTCTGTACGTATAGACTTTCCGTTTACATCCATGTTACCCATTATAGGTGAATGTATTTGAGACAATCTTGCAAGCGTAGACTTCTTTTTACCACCATCTCCAACAGCGACACCTAACATTTCTGCTATAGATCTTCCATCTTCTGTAGGGATTGTTAGTTCTGTATTCATAATATCTTACCTTTCATAAGTTTAAGAACTTATAGTTTTACTATACTACGTCCTTCGTGTCAAGCCAGTTATCACCTATTTTTGCTTCAAGAAGTAAAGGAACTTTAAGTTCTACTCCATAAGCTTCAAAGATTATGGAATCTAAATCGTTATTTAAATCATTAACTATTTGTATTACATAGTTAATTTCATTTGGGTGTACATCAACTACAGCAGAGTCGTGTACCGTATTTACAACACATGATTGTAAAAGTTTTAATCTCTCTTCTAATTCCATTACTACGACAGGTACTATGTCTGCCGCAAATCCTTGTACTGGGTAGTTCTTTATCGTTGTAAAGTGTGAAAATTTATTATTTCCTTTAGCTACAGCATACGGAAAAGCATACTGTCTTCCCGATACATTAGTTATCTTTAGTAAATCAGAAGCTTCTCGACCTAACGCTACGTGCCATTTAGCTATACCCTTATACTTATCAGTGAAGTGCGTGTAGTATGTAGCTTCAGCTTGGCTCCTGCCCCAACCACTTGCGCCATACAAGGGAGCAAAGGTGTGAGCCTTGGCTTCTTGGCGTGACGTCTTCTGACCTGCATCACTAATAACTTTAGCTGTATAACTATGCACATCAAACCCTGTGTTGATCTCATCAATAGCTGTTTTGTCCCCTGACAAATGTGCAGCTACACGAAACTCTAGCTGTGCAAAGTCTGCTTCTAATATCTTGCCACCTTCCCATCGTGATACAAATACTTTCTTTACAGGGAATGTACCACCTCGTGGCATATTTTGCATATTCGGATTGCGACCACTGAACCTACCAGTTGATGCAATATGTTGAGTCAAACCTACGTGTAGCATACCATCAGGTTTTGTGTACAAACTAATACCTTCAACAAACGTAGATAAATAAGATGTTAACGCTGACAATCTTTGATAGTCTTCCATAAAACTTACAGCATCTGTTCTACCACTGTCTTTTGCTACGCTTATGAGTAAGTCTAATGACCCTTTGTTAGTTTTAAATCCATGATTACTTACCCAACTTTTATCTTGAGGAGATAACATAAACCCTGCAACAGTATTAGTATTAGATAGTAAGTATCCTTTACCTGTACAATTATCACAAGTACTTGGCTTCTTAAAGTTAGAACCATCTTTCTTTATTTTATATTTCTTTCCTTTACCATTACAATTAAAACACTTACTAGCTTTAGTTCTATAAATAATTGAACTATATGTTTTAACTACTTCTTTAAAGTCTTCAGGTGATATAGTTTCATATGTAGTCACCCACGTTTTTTTGTCAATAGGGGTGCGACTATATAACACTTTAGACATTTGCTCTGGACTATTTAAATTGATGGGGGTGTCACCCATATAGTCTCGTATTATGAGATTTAATCTGTTGTTAATCATAGCGTGTTCTTCTTCAAACTCTTTGCGTACTTGATCTAATACATCTGTATCTATTTTGATACCATTCATGTACATACGAGTTAATGTTTTACATACTTTGAACGTGATAGCTTTGACATTTGTCAGTGATACACTCTCTGGTTTATTGTAGTCGGCTTCTATGCTGTGATATAGTGACGCAGTTGTATTTAAGTCACACCTTAGATAATAATCTAACTCTTTTATAGGTATCTCATTGGTGTTGTACCCATCTCGAAAATACTTTTTAAGTGTATCATCCTTCTGATGTTCTAGCTGTCTACGTTCAGCACAAGCTTGAAGACTCAGTGGGTTCTTTAAACCTCTTAGTAAGATATATTCAGCTAACATTGTGTCATATATGTCACCATCATATTTAAAACCACAAGACCACAGCCACATCAAGTCATGCTGTGCGTTGTGCATAACTAGTAGCTTAGTCCTGTCGAGTACAGCTTGTAGTTGTCGTGACCTGTCACCTGATATGTCTTGGTAGTCAACGTGATCAAACGTCATAACGTACTGTTCATCAGGGTTGTCTAGGTTTTGTATGCCTACCTGTGTCAATGTATTATTAGGTTCAAAGGGATCAAGGTGTGTCTTACCACCTCTCTTTGTTACTGTGTTTTCTACATCTAATACTAGTCTCACTGTGATTTCCTAACGTAGTTATCTATAAAATGCTTTAGGTCTTGCTTATGTCTGTACCATGTGTTTTTACCAAGAACTCTCCACTGGTCGTTGGCTAGACTAACAATAAATTTCTTATTAATTATCACTAATCCACCACCCTTATCCCAATCAACTTGTTCTAGAGTATCGGAATCTTCTATTACTTTGATTAAGTTAATTAATTTATTTAATCTATATGCTTCTTTTCTAGCTGAATTACTATAAAAATCCTTGTGATAGCAGCTTTCATCCCTAGCGTCAGCATTTATCTCCGCTTGTTCTACTCTTTTTTCTAATTTAGGTATGTCTTCTTTAGTATATGACATCTCGTATCTCCTTTCTATCCTTCGTACCTTGCTTTAGACCCATCTAATTGCACAGTTATTCTTCCATGCCAACCACCTTTTAATTTATTTTTAGATATAACTAAGTGTCGTTCTGGGTCTTGTTCGCCACCTTCAAAGTCATCTCTGTTCTTACTTATGAGTATCATTAAGTCTGTCTCTGCGGCTTTACCTGTCTTACTACCTTCAAGCATGGACTGATCTACGTTGACTACATTCTGTGCTGATGCAGATAGCTGTGACATATAGAAGATAGCACAGTCATACTGTTTAGCTATGTTACGAGCATGAATAGTTGCATCCTTTAGATACACATCAGACTTGTCACTAGTACGTGCCGCAAACTTATCACCCATGTCGAGTACAACTATGTCTGGCTTGTAAGCTTTAATGACAGCTTCAACCCAATCCATATCTTTACCTGTACAATCTTGTAGCATTATGTTGTCAGATATATCTTGATATCGTGACCCAGCTAAAGCAAAGTTACCTCTGATATCATCAGTAGACATACGAGAAGCCGAACACATATACCTAGCACCTACCCTTTCATAAGATTCTTCATTGATTAACACCATACACTTAGCACCTTGACTAATGAAACCACCTTCTCCGGCTATAAGAGAGGCGTGGAAGCTTGTCTTTCCTGTGTTAGGTCTTGCACCTACCATAATTAAATGACCCCCACTCACGCCCTCTATTCTGCGTGCTAGGCTATTGATGTTGAACTTCCATTGTGCTTGAGTTGCATCAGCTTTGAGTAGTGTTTCCATACTCATGTCAGCCCATTCAACTTTTAAGTTAGGCATGAAGTCATCTTGATAATTAGATATTATATTTCGTAGTGGTTCTAAACTACTTGCTCTACCATTTACGTAGTCTAGTCCTATGTTAGCAACCTCATTACCGACAACCTCTTGAAAGAGTTTAGATAATACATCGGTTGCAATCTCTTTGCTAAGTGGTTGTTCTCTATCAATCTTTTTAAATAAATCTTTAAAGACTTCTCTAGTAGCAGTAGTCATAGACCCATTGTTAGTGTGAAAGATAGCTTCAAGTGACGCTGTAGTAAGAGTCTGACTATACTTTTCCATAGCGTAGTCTAGAGTTTGTTTTATCTTTCTTATATCTTTACTGAATAACTTATCAGGAAATCTTATTCCTTTATGGTTATCATAGAACTCTTTGTCCATCATAGTTCTTATGATTGCTAGTTCCATCATCATTGTGTGTACTCCTTTAGTTGTTCTAAATCATATTCCTTCTTTTCTTTTAAGTCGTCTTGTAACATTATAGCTACAGTATTTATTCCTGTCTTTGAGTGTATCTCCTTTCTATATTCTAAACCTTTATCTGTAGCATCATTGTCTAACGCTACAATAATTTTAGTGAAGTTATTTAAATAGTCTGTATGTGCAGGCTCTAAGTTAGTACCTAGTAGAGCCATGCCTGTGACATTAGGACGCACCTTCGCTACAGTGATAGCACTAACAACATCCTCTACTACTACGACCACACCATTAGGTTCACCTACACATCTTGAAAATAAATTGGAAAGACCGGTGTATCTATACCATTTTGGTAATGAGTTATCAAGTGATCTACCAATAGCATCTATAATTTTATGATCCTTTTGTATCAAAAATACAGCACGATTACCCTTGACATCATACATAACATTCTCAAACTCTAACTCATACTTTCTCAAGTACCTATTATACTGTGCATATTCTGTCCTTAACCTTGGTGTAACTATATACTCAGGTATCTCAAAAGGTTTTATTACTTTAGGTCTGGTATCATTTATAGCGTTTAGTTTTAGTGCTATCTCTTCAGCCGTAAGATTTATAGGTACAGCCCCACCTAAGTCACAACTAAGTTTATAACAGTTATACTTTAAAAAACTATCTTCATTAGTTACAGTGAAACTATTGTGACCACTACATACAGGACAGTCTGATCTATGAAAGCCACCATCTGGTAACTCTAAAGATTCTATGAAGTCCTTAATATTTATTCCCATTCTTGTATCTCCTTTCTAACGATTTACTTGCACCACTAAATGTATTCACAAGGTAAGGGTTAGCACTTTGAGGTGACTGATGTCCTGATACTTGCATGATACCTGCTAAGTCTACACCCATCTCAACCATCTCAGTTATACCTGTACGCCTAAGATCCCTAGCGTGTAAGTCTTTAGGTAGATTAACTTTGTCCTTTATCTCATTGACAAGTCTACTTATTTCATTTTCATCGTAGTGTGAATACACTCCTGCTCTAGGTTTCATACGAGGTGCAACATAATCTGATAGTCCATCGTACTCTTCTTTTTGAGTACGCAACATCTTTGTAAGTTTGTCGTTGATAGGAACTTTAACTAAGACACCTGTTTTACTTTGTGTTAAGTCAGCACGTTGTGCATCTAAGTCAACTGAGTCCCACGTTAGCTTACGCATATCTCCTACTCTTTGTGCCCAATCATATGCCATATGAAAGATTAACCCTATGCTACGCCATTTAAAATCTGAGTAAGCTGTATCTAAAAACAATTTTACTTGGTCAAATGTCCACATAACTCTTCGAGGTTTTGTTTTAGTTTTATCTACTAAAGACATAGGGTTATGTTGTATAGC